AACGTCATTCTTCTTCGGCCATATCAAACGCTTCACCTATTTCGACTCACGATTGACAGATACGCAGTTACAAACATTAACAGGATAGTTTATGGCCGACCTTAGCCGTAAGGATGAAATCAGGATAGCCGCTGAAAGTGACCTAGAAGCGTTTATCAAACTAGTCCACCCACAAAGAGTCCTCGGAGGCATCCACAAAGAGCTTATTCGCTGGTGGATGAAGGAAGACAGCAAGACCCATCAGCTAGTTCTACTCCCCCGAGACCACATGAAATCGGCCCTAGTGGCCTACAGGGTGGCTTGGGAAATTACAAAGAATCCAGCGATCCGTGTCCTATATATCTCATCCACAAGTAATCTGGCTACCAAACAGCTCAAGTTCATTAAGGACATCCTGGACTCCGACATCTATCGCTACTTCTGGCCCGACATGGTTAACCCTAATGAGTCGGACCGAGAGAAGTGGACCGAATTTGAAATAAGTGTAGACCACCCATTGAGAAAGGCCGAAGCTATCCGTGACCCCACGGTTTTCACAGCGGGCCTAACTACCAAGATCACGGGCATGCACTGTGACATCTCAGTTATGGACGACGTGGTGGTCAACGAGAATGCCTATACAGAAGATGGTCGAGAGAAGGTTAGGACTCAAATCTCCTACATCGCCTCCATCGAGTCTGGTGAAGCCAAGCAATGGATCGTAGGCACTCGGTATCACCCTAAAGACCTATACAACGATCTACTCACCACCAAATACGAAGTCTACGATGATGATGGTGAGGTCATTGATGAGGTCGAACTCTTTGAAGTTTTTGAGCGTCAAGTTGAGGACCGGGGGGATGGAACTGGACAGTTCCTATGGCCCCGACAACAACGGTACGACGGCAAGTGGTTTGGTTTCGACCAAAGTATCCTGTCACGGAAACGGGCCCAGTACCTGGATAAAACTCAATTTCGAGCCCAGTATTACAACGATCCAAACGATCTAAGTGAGGCACCTATCGACCCAGGTCTCTTCCAATATTTTGAACCGAAGTATCTGGCGAGAATAGATGGTAAATGGTTTTACAAACAACAGCGACTCAATATATTCGCTGCTATTGACTTCGCTTACAGTCTCAACAAAGAAGCAGACTACACCTGTGTCGTGGTGGTTGGGGTTGACAGTCTCGGGAACTACTATATTCTTGACATCGACAGATTCAAGTCTAATCGTATCGGAGACTACTTCGACCATATCCTCAGAGCCCACCAAAAGTGGGACTTCAGAAAGATCAGGGCCGAGGTCACAGCGGGACAGGCAGTCATCGTAAACGACCTCCGAAACAATTATATTCGTATGCACGGTCTTGCACTGGCTATCGACGAACACAAGCCCACGCGATACGAAGGAGCGAAGGAAGAACGTATCAATTCCATCCTTCAGCCTAGATATCAAAACCGTCAGATGTGGCACTATCCTACAGGACTGACGCAGACTTTAGAGGAGGAACTCGTGCTGCAGAACCCTCCCCACGATGATATCAAAGATGCCTTAGCGGCCTGTGTTGATATCTGTGTAATGCCTACTTCACATAGACGGAGTTCTATTGGTAGTACAGCACTTCAACAATATGTTCACCCCAGGTTTGGAGGTATCTGTTAATGGCCCCATCGTCTTTTGGCTACACTTTCCCCAGCAGCAAGGGTACGCCTCGTGCTGACTCTGCCAGGGAAAAGGCCGATAAAATTGATTCCGATTACAAAGCAAAGGTGGCTAAAAACAAGGCTGACAAAGCCAAGAAAGCAGCTGCCTCCACCAAAAAGAAAACCTCTAAGCAAGCAGTTCCGCCGATACCGGGCAGAAGTGTTGCCTTTGCCTCACTGACCGGACAGGCAGCGTCAGCACATCCCTTCTCGGGAGCCCTACTAAATTCCACATTTGATAAGACTCCCTACCTTAACAAGAAGAAGAAGAAGTCGTAATAATGTCAGGAACAATTTTTGAACTAGAGGACTACATTGTCCCTGACCATCTAGGCACGCAGATTGCACGCCAATGGATCGAGTGGAACACTTTCCGCAATCCTAAAGAGACTGCCTGGAAAGAAGTCCAACAGTACGTTTACGCCACGGATACGACTCAGACCACTAACTCTAAGCTTCCGTGGAACAACAAGACCACTATCCCGAAGTTGTGTCAGATTAGAGACAACCTCTATGCCAACTATCTAGCCACCATGTTTCCTAAGAGGAAGTGGCTTATCTGGGAAGGGGACACTAAGAATGATGATGACCGGGAGAAATCCGAGGTCATCGAAAGTTATATTGAATGGGTTATCGAGCGGACCGATTTCAAGAAGGAGATCGCGAAGCTCGTGTTGGATTACATCGACTATGGCAATTGCTTTGCCACTGTCGAGTGGGTGGACCAAACAGTCCACATCGAAGAGGAATTGGGTCGTACCCAAGTTGGTTATGTAGGTCCGATGATCCGCAGAATTAATCCTGTGGACATCCTCATGAATCCCCTAGCCCCCACATTTGAAGAAAGCCCGAAGATTGTTCGGAGCTTTGTCTCTCTTGGTGAGGTGAAGAAAATTCTCCAAGCCGAGGGTAATACTGCAGAAGAGCGGGAATCCGCCCAAGAGATTTATGATTACCTAAGAAATTATCGTTCCGCTATGCGGAGTACTTGGGGTCAAGGTGACCTCACTTTTAAAGATAACATTTACCAAGTCGCTGGGTTTAACGATTTCCGGTCGTACTTGGCTAGTAACTATGTCGAACTCTTGACGTTGAGTGGTAATGTGTACAACGAAGAGACCGACGAGTATCTGGAGAACCACATCATCCAGGTGGTTGATAGACACAAAGTTATCTCGAAGAGACCTAATCCTTCGACCTTTGGACATCCTCCTATCTATCACACTGGGTGGCGAGTTCGCCAGGATAACCTCTGGGCTATGGGCCCATTGGATAATCTGGTGGGTATGCAGTACCGTATTGACCACCTTGAGAATCTGAAGGCTGACGTATTCGATCTAATTGCGTTTCCGCCTCTGAAGATCAAGGGGTATGTTGAAGACTTCGAGTGGGCTCCTTTTGCTCAGATCGTAGTCGGAGATGATGGTGATGTTGATACCCTCAGCCCCGATGTTCAGGCGCTTAATGCTGACATGCAGATTGCGATCCTTGAGCAGAAGATGGAGGAGATGGCTGGCGCTCCTAAAGAGGCTATGGGCTTCCGTACCCCTGGTGAAAAGACCATGTACGAGGTTCAGCGTCTTGAGAACGCTGCTGCACGTATCTTCCAGAACAAGGTATCCCAGTTCGAACAGACAATGGTCGAACCCCTACTGAACGCCATGTTAGAAATGGCTAGGCGTAATCTTTCGTCGCAGACTATTCGTGTCTTCGACACCGAGTATGAAGTTGTTAAGTTCCGTGATTTGACTGCTGATGATATCACAGGTAACGGTCGCATTCGACCCCTTGCTGCCCAACACTTTGCTGAGCGAGCTAATCAAATCCAGAACATCACTAACTTCTTCCAGACCCTCATTACGGCTGATCCAGACCTGAAGATGCACTTCAGTTCGATCCGTATGGCGAAGCTGGCGGAAGACCTTCTTGATCTTGGTTCCCAAGACATGGTGGAACCCTACATCAGGATTACCGAACAAACAGAGGCACAGAGGTTGGCTACGACCCAGAACCAGCAACTGAACCGAGAAGGAGGGGGACCCCCGAATGCCCAAACAGGAAGTCCCGATGATTTGGCTCAGTCACCTGACGAGTCAGAAGGACAAGGAATCTTTTAAACAAGCACTAAAGAATACGGGTGGGGTGATCCCTCGCCTACGAACTATCCTTAAACAGTGGGAAGAGGCCAAGATCAACGAGGCCACAGACAAGACCACATTCGATAAGCCCGACTGGGCTTTATATCAGGCGTATCTCTCAGGACAGCGAGAGGTATTGAGAGACCTTCTCAGAATAACGGAGTTTATAGACAATGGCGGGTAACGACCTATTTAACCCAGGTGAAACCAAGGACGACCTTTTCCAAG